CTTTGCTGACGGTGAAGTTCGTATATGTAAGAATTATGGCGCTCCGAATGCCATGATTCAGCTCATGAAACAAAATGGTAAATTGACTCATGGGATATCACGAGATGGCTTAAAATTTTCTCGTGATTATATACGTAATTCAGGTGACCCTTGGACCACTTTATTTAATACTTTCTGGAATGGTGTAATGAATGCATATGCACTCTGTTTAGAACGTAATTGGTCCGCCACGCAAATGGATGCTCTCATCTGCGTGGGTGGTGATGACGCTTCCATCCATTATGATGGTGAGCGTGTAGATTTTTCATCTTACCACTCTGTTATTGGCATGCCTGCTGTTACCAAGCATGTTGAGTTGGTTGATGTTGAATTTTTGTCTTGTAGGCTTGTGCATACAACCTCGGGGCCCAACTTTGTTCCTAAAGTTGGACAGACCATTGCCAAGCTCGGATATTCTGTCCGTGCTAACCAGAAAAATGCTCCTTCCATCGCTCGCGGTGCAGCTATGTCTCTTCAGCATGCTGCTAGTGGTTGTCCACCATTGAACTCGTATTTGCAAACCATTTTGCGAATTACTAGTGACCATAAGGAAGCTCCTCAACGTGATGAGCCTTGGAAGATGAGTCAGGGTAATACTGGTTACCCAAACGAGGAAACTTGGGCTGAACTTTGGGAAGTTTATGCCTGGTCTAAAGAACTTCAGAGTAATTTAGATGTGCAATTAGCGTCCGTTAATGACGTCGGCACAATCCTCGATTCCCCCGCCCTGAGCATGCTTATCGATATCGATTACGGAAAAATTTCTCCTGATTTTTGCCGTCCTAAGGTCGAATCTGATTCGTCTTGCCAATGGGTTCGTGATTTAACACAAGATGGCGTTGAACCAAATCCTGGGCCCAACGCCAGGGGAAGAAGCCGTAGAGGTCGTAATCAACGACCTAGAAATATGAGGGCTCCACGACGTGGAAATGCCCTGTCTAGGATGGCGAATCAAGTTGGTGGTATACCAGCAGCTTTTGGATTTGTAGCACCAAAGAGTTATTTTCGCACTTCCTCTGCAGCTCAGCAAGTCGCTTCTCAAGATGCTCGCTCAGCCATTCGTTGCCATGGTTGTGCATTGTTTGGCACCGGCATTAGTGGTTATACCACAGCCGGTACAGCAATGACGGACCATGGTGCTTTTGGCGTTTCGGCACATCCCGATTTGGGATATGCTAACGTAGCACCAACTGAGATTGATCCTCGGCTTGCTGCCCTCAGTCAGACTTATCAG